TTCCTCATCACAGCGTATAGCCTGTTTTACAAAAGGCATATCAAGCATAATTCCTCTGTCATTGATGTGCTGGTCAAGGTGATAATTCTGCCACTCTGTTTCTTGTACAGGAAACTTTGACAGTTTTTGCTGTATAGCAAGTTCGGTTTCAACATCACGTAGGTTGTACTCTTTAAATTGCTCCCACTTATCAGGTGCGTCGGTAGGAAAATGTCTTGTAAAGCTACCGTCCTTGTTTTTAACGGGAATGCAAAAATATCTAATAAGGTCTTTGCCTTCTTTTAACTTCTGTTTCTCTAAACCAAGCACAGCGCCAACACCCTCAAGTGATAATGGCAAACCAAGCGTTGCTGCCCAAACCATAGTGCATTGCCAACTTTCTGGTTGAAGATACACACCGAGATGTTTTGACAAGCAGGTTCGCTCAAACTGAGCATTAAATGCGTGTTTAATAATGCTTTCATCTGTCAGAGCGTTTATTATTTCTTGTGGCAGTTTTTTACCACTTGCAATATCAACAACTTTAACATCGCCACCATCAACAGAATATCCAAACAACAAAATTTGAAAATCATTTGCCTGACAATATTTATACACTCCGCACTTTGTAAGGTCATTGCTGCTGAACGTCTCCAAATCGATATTTATAGATTTCAATGTTTACCTCCTTGCTTTGGAGTGGCAAAAATACCACCCCAAGCAGAATTGTTATTAAGATAGGAAATCGTCATCGGCTTCAGTTGCAAAATCAGAATCGGCGCTGGACTTGCCACCAAGAGGTTCACCGTCACGAATTTTCTGCAAATTATTTAAACCGCAGGCAATGCCTTTGTTGCCGTTACTATTGAAAGAATAGAAATTAATGCTTGCACGACCATACACTCCGCTATACACTTCAGAGCTAGTAATTATAGGATTACGGTCGGCATCAACAACGCCAGGAGCGGTAGCAGAGTTCGCATTTATAAAATAACTATTAGCATAAGCGGAATCGTCTGGACGCTCAACATCACCGTCACGAAGTGGTGTCTTAATAGCAGCAAGAGGAGGCACAGTTTTGCCATTGCCTTTAAGTTTGGATTCGCCTTCGTGGTAAGCAGCTTGAATGGCTGTCTTGATTTTTTCCACTGTGCGAGTATCAGACTTCGGAATTATTAGACTAACGGAAAACTTTGGTGTGCCACCATTAATGGACTTAGCCGCCCAAATGTTGGCATAAGACCAGCGAGTATCGGGGCCAGTGATTACTTTCATTGCGTTGTTTACTGTTTTTGTATTGTTTGTAGACATATTAATTGTCCTCCTTAAAATCTTGTTTTGCCGTATTGATTGACGGGCGTTTATCGCTTTCCTGCACGAGCGTTGGCTTGCCTTGTGGCTTTTCTATAAAACCACCTAGAATTTCTTCAAATCGCTTTTTGCCGAGTAGAGTTGTCATTGCTGTAACGCCCATAATTTTGTGTTCAAATGGGTCAAAGCCTGCGTTAGCTACAGCATCTGAAACATCGGTTTCGTTTGTATACTTACGGTTAGAGCGACCTTCTACCAGTTTCCAGCCGTTCCACTCCTTGCCACTAACGGCAGTTTTCAGAGCATATTCCTTGATGTCATTCGCCCAAGAAATAAGTCCATCGAGTTTGCCGAGGATTTCTTCAATCTCTCCATCCTCTAAAAGAGGTGGCAGTTTAAAGTCGTATCGAGCAAGTTCCATATTGTGAACGTATCTGGCACGGCACTCATTCTTTGCCTTGCAGAAACCGCACCATTCGCCACACTGATATTCACCTTTTCCAGCAAATGCGAGTTCTGCGGTAGGCTTGAGTACCTCTTCTGCCCATTGATACAGCAATTCTTTGCTTACAGTGTAGATGCTGACGTTATCTCTGCGGGGTTGAAATATCGTCATGCTCACAGTATTTACTTCGTAAATCCCATCAAACAACTCCAAAGCACCGAGGGCATAAAGCATCATCTGTGGATTTTTCTCTGCTTCAACCAAAACACCTTGACCATGCTTGTAGTCTACAATTTGAAGTGTGCCATCAGTAATGATGATGCAATCCCCAGTGCCGAAGCCACTTTCAACGAAACGGGAAAAATCCAGTCTCTGTTCAATTAGCACAATTGGGTCACGGCAAGTTTCCTTTGCTTCAGCCAAGCACTCCATAATATATGTCGCGTAGTCATTAGCACAGGCTTCCATTTCCTCGTTGTAATACAACAAGTTTTCGGTAGGATTGTTTGCCTCCAAACCTAGTGATAATCGCAATTTATACTCGCAAAGGGTGTGTGCATCGGTCCCTTCGGCAGCATAGTCGCTTCCTTTATCCTCGTATTTTTCACTAAGTCTTGCAGAGGGAGGGCAATTTAGCCACCTATGTGAAGAGGATGCCGATAGAATTGCGTGCTTACCCATTTCCGAGTACCTCTGCATCAGCAAGAAGCGACTTGTACTTTTGCGGGTCGATTTCAGACAGTTTTACCGCACCGTGCTTTTCCAGCAATGCACGAACTTCTGCTGTGAAGCCGTTACGGGATTTTTCAGCCAGAACCGCTCGTACATCTTCTAATTTAAGAACCGGTTCTGCTGTGGGATTGGAAACCTCTGCAGGCTCGGCATTGCTGCTGAACATTTCAGTGAAAGAATCGGCGATGCCAATAATGGTCTCCGCGCATTTACGCAATTCAGCAATCTCTGCGGCCAGTTCGCTCATTTTGCTCATCTAATTTTCCTCCTTCAATTGATTGGCTCCGCCCAGCAAGCATTGAGAGTTTTTTTGCCAAGCGCTTTGACACCAAGCTGATGGCTGTAAGGACTGCGATTAACTCCTCATACGGCACATTGCCGTGGGTGTCGTTTGTTTGATCTGTCTGATTCATTTCGTCTACCTCCTGTCCGAGGGTGTATTGTTTTCATCCCTCACTACCCACTGGAGGGAAGAGGCATGTTTGAACGAAAAAACAGTAAAAAATATTTGCCCTTCAGCCACCGAGTAACGACCGAAGGGCAAATGGGTGATTATTCGAAGTCTTTTAAGAGTTCACGAAGCTTGTCCACCAGCTTGTTTTTACGATAATTTAATGTAGACTGCCTTACACCGAACTCAGAAGCAATTTCGCGTTCAGTCTTTCCTTGGCGCATAAGTTCACAGATGCGACGACTTTCGGGGTCAAGGTCGTCAAGAACACGGAACAGTTCTTCAAGAAGGAGCTTGTCCGCAACGATTTCCTCAATATTTGCAGCCAAGTCCTCAATGGTATCCAGCAAGTTCAGCTTTGAACCTTCCTCACCTTCGTATTCGGTATCGAGTGATAGTGTGTTTCCTGCGGAGCGGTAACAGCAAAGGCCGCAATCGCCTGTGCATTTACGCCAATCGGAGCATCCGCATTGTCCGTTTTTACTGGCATGATAATGCGTCCTCCAAATAGGACGGTAATATTCTTTGTAGACCTCCTCGGTCACTGGGATGAGTTTGCGGTTGAGTGGGATAAAGTACTGCTTGTCGTGGTTTTTCATTTGATTTCCTCCTGTGATTTCTTAATTGGATTGGCTCGTCCGAGCCATGGTTGTTTGTATGCGTCGTCACCGCCAAGGCGGCAGTCGAGCGTGAAAGTGCAGAACTGGCATAAAATCTCCTCCATGTATTGACATTTTTTGATTTATGTTTTATACTGAATAAGTACGAATGAGTCGTAATTGCTCGGCCGTGGGGGCATAAAAAAAGTCCTCGTGATTTCTCACAAGGACTTGATGGTTGTCCTTGTTTTTTCTCACAAGAACTATCCAATAGTGCGTATAGTTGACTGTCAAAAGTCGATAGAGTTTATAGAGTAGATATAGTTACCAAGTTTTTAAGGAGGCAAAAATATGTCAATAATTGATTATCCACGATTGTGCGGTGGCTCATTTTTTACCCTCCTGTTGGAAGCTAGGGAGCAAAGAACATCAAAGCGTAATAATACCGATGGTAAAACAGATGGGTTGTCACAACCTGAATTGCTCATTGAGCTTGTAAAAATAATCAAGCCCGCTTTCAACCCACCTACAAAAAAATCTACCCTCAAAAAGAATGTTACTGGATACAGACAGTGTGAGGATAATGGCGGCACATATTTCTCCGCTGTTTTTGAATCCGTCAATGATACTAAAACATTTCAAAAGCTATTTGAAAATGATTACGATAAAGTCCTTGGTATGATGACAGCTTTGGTAGCTCATTTTCTGGACAAAAATAAAGGCGAGTGGTTGGTTAAGGCGTTGATTGAAACTATAAAAGAGGACACCTCGATAGATGATGGGCATGCCTTTTATATCGATGGTCAAGGGTTATTAAAAAACAAGTTCAGCTGCATAAACAGAGTTTCGTTGCCATCGTTCCTTCTTGGAATTTGGTATTACATCGTAATGAATGTTGACGACAACACCATTGGTAAAGACACTTTTTCAAAATGGTATAAGAAAAAGGGGGAGATAAACAGCGAATGGGTGTTCAACTACGAAGCTAATGTCGGAAATTCAATCACCCACAAAATTGCGGTAGTTTTCCCTGTTGTCATCGATTCTCTCGAAACTGTCAATCAGCCGA